ATTATACTTGGAACGTGTCAACAGTTGATACTTACCCAACACTAGATGGTAATGCAGACGTTGTTTATAACGTGCATTGGAGATTAACAGCAGAAGATGATGCTAATCAGGATGCTGATGGCAACAACATTACTGCTACTTCATACGGGACTTGTGGTTTAGATACTTCAGACATTTCAAGCTTTACAGCTTTTGCAGATTTGACAGCTTCTGACGTACAAGGCTGGGTTGAAGGAGTATTCGGAGCTGATGATGTTGCAGAAAAGAAAGCAGCATTAGATGCAAAGATAGCTGAAATCATCACACCAACATCCGTTACTAAGACTATAGGTTAATCATGGCCCTGTTGCCTGTAACTCCGCCAGCTGGGATAGTCAAAAATGGAACTGACTATGCTAATAAAGGTCGTTGGGTTGACGGCAATTTAGTGCGTTTTGAAAATGGTTTTCTTAAACCTATAGGCGGTTGGTCTAAACTAAGAGCTACAGCATTAGATGGCGAGCCTATTGGCATGTACGCCTATAAAGATAATGCTGGTAATTCTGTATTAGCAGTTGGTACTAGACAAAAGATCTATGTGCTTTACGACAACACCTGGACCGATATAACACCATCAGGATTTGTAAACGATGTTACAGCTGATCCATTAGGTTATGGTGCATACCATTGGGGTGTAGAAGATTATGGTGATGCTAGATCACAATCAGGTTTACCATTACAACAGGGTCATTTCTCCTTTGACAACTGGGGTGAACACTTAATCTTTTGTTTTTCTGGTGACGGCAAAATCTATCAATGGCGACCAGACTCAGCAGGTGGATCACCTGACACTATCGGCACAGTAGTAAGCAATGCACCTATTGATAACCAAGCTATATTAGTAACTAACGAAAGGCATTTAGTTGCTATTGGTGCAGGCGGAGATCCTAGGAAAGTCGCATGGAGTGATAGAGAAGATAATACCAACTGGACATCCACAGCTAGAAACACAGCAGGTGACTTACAAATACCTACAGGCGGTAGGGCATTACTAGGTGTTAAATATCAAAACGATGTCATTATATTTAGTGATACTGGTATAGATAGAATGAGCTATGTTGGCTCACCTTTTGTTTATGGTATAGCAGCAGCTGGTTCTAACTGTAAAGCAGTAAGTAGAAGATCAGTAGTACAAACAGGTAACTTCCTAGCATGGATGGGTGAAAATGCTTACTTTGTTTATGATGGTGTTGTAAGAGAAATACCATGTGAAGTACATGATTTTGTATATGACAACTTAAATGTTCCAGGTAGAAACGCATCATGGGGTGGACACAACTCAAACTTTAACGAGATATGGTGGGGATTCCCAGTAGGCACAAGCCAGTACAGGCCTAACAAATATATTATTTGGAACTACAGAGAAAACACTTGGTCCATTGGATCACTAGATAGAGGCTGTTGGATTGACCAAGGTGCTTTTGACTATCCAATTGCAGGTGATTCACTTGGTTTTATTTACGAACATGAATCAACCTTATTATCTAACTCACCTAATCTAGACTCTGATGTGCCTTTTTGCACAAGCGGTCCAATAGAATTAGGAAACGGCGATAACTATGTGCAATGTAATCAGATTATTCCAGATGAAGAAGCCAATACATTGCCTGGTGTAACGATAAGCTTTAAAGGCAAGTTTACACCGCTAGGCGCAGAGACTGACTTTGGTTCATTTACTTTTGAGAACGATGGTTATACTGATGCAAGGTTTACAGCAAGACAAGTACAAATGACTGTAACAGGTACAACCACACAAGATTTTCAAGTTGGTAATATAAGATTAAACCTAAGACAAAGAGGTAGAAGATAATGGATTTATCCTCACAAAGACAATATATACAAAGGGCAACTAATGCTACTGTTAGTTTAACTACAACAAATCCAACCCATATATATACAGCACCCACAGGCAATGATTTTGATTTTGCTATTATTGAATCAATTTTAGTAACAGAAGATGGCGGTCAACAAACAAACTTTACTCTTACTATGACAAGTGATGATTCAGTAGTGCATACATTATGGTCGCAATTTAATATAAGCGCACACGCAACAACTGAATTATTAACTAGAAGTTTGATATTAACAGCTGGAGAAATTATAAATTGCACAGCTTCTCATGCAAACAAATTAAGTGTAATTATGAGTATCGTAGAATATGCAAAAGGCGACTAATAAAGTAGTTGACATACAACAAGTTAAAAAAGAACCTTGGGAAGTTGAATGGGATAGGTGCAAACCCTTGCTTGTAAAAGCTATGAAATATCAAGATACCTATACAATTGACGACATAGAAGATAAAATAAGAAATGGAATAGCACTACTATGGCCAGGTAAAAAATCAGCTATGGTAACAGAATTAGCGCTATTTCCACAAATGAAAGCAATGAACATTTTGGTTTTTGCAGGAAATTTTAAAGAATTTGAAGAAATGTTTAAACACATAGAAACATTTGCAAGAGAAGCTGGCATCAAAAGATTATATGGTGGCGGCAGAAAAGGATGGATTAGAAAAGCAAAACACTTAGGCATAAAACAAGAAGTGTTGTTGAGTAAAGATTTATAGGAGAAAACATGCCACAAGCAGCATTACCATACATTACAACTGGAGCAGCAGTTTACGGCGCGACTAAAGGTGGCAGTGGCTCACAAACAGTCACGCAACAAACAGATCCACAAACACAAGCTAGATATGAAGATATCTACGCAAGAGCCAAAGGCATTGCACAACAACCGTTTATACCTTACACAGGCCCAATGGTATCTGGATTCAACCCAGATCAACTACGACAGTTTCAGGCGACTAGAGGACTATTTGAAACTGGTATGGGTTATGACCCAACAAAAGCTTTACAAGGATTAGCACAAGAACAAAGACCTATGACTGGTCAAGCTGCATCTTTACTTGGTCAAGACATTAGCGCATATCAATCACCTTATCAGCAACAAGTTATTGATCTTGCAATGCAGGATATACAAAAACAAGCTGATATAGCGCGAGGCGGTGCGCAGGAGCGTGCGATAAGAGCAGGCGCATTTGGTGGTTCAAGATCAGCATTGTTAGAGTCTGAGTCACAACGACCTTACGCAGAGCAAATGGCTAGAACAGCTGCTGGTTTAAGGCAGTCTGGTTTTCAGCAGGCGCAAGCGGCGGCGGAGCGTGATGTGGCAAGGCAACAACAAATGCAAATGTTTGCGCCACAGTTTGAATTACAAGCAAGGCAACAACAAGCAGGCTTGCTAGGTGGTTTACAAGCTGGTCAATTGCAAGGATTGGGAGCAATTGGTCAAATAGGCGCACAACAACAACAATTACAACAAAGAGGAATCGAAGCTCAAAGAGGAGAATTCCAAAGAGCGCTGGGTTATGGGCCACAACAACTTGGATTACTATCACAGGCGGTATTCGGAATACCAGGAACATCCTCAACTACAACAGGTTATAATCCAAGTATGTTTGATAAGCTACAGGCTGGTGTAGGAACTTACCAAACTTTAAGTAATTTATTTAACACACCAGCACAAACGCCAGCTCAAGTACCACAAATAAATATGCCGTCTACCCTACCAGGAACGGGCGGTTTACCAGGACTAGGATAAAGATATGGCTATAGGAGATGCTTTTAAAGGTTTAGGTCAAAGGTTAGGCAGAGGACTTGTGCAAGTAGGTGGTTATGATCCTAGGCAACAAGTATCAGCACAAGAGGCAGCTAGAAGAAGAAATGTTGGGCTAGAAGCCTTACAAAGAAGTTTTGGTAAGTCTTCTGCTATATTATCTGGTGATCCGCAAAAACTTGCTATGGCACAACAACAAGAAGAAGCTGCAAGACAAAGAAAGCTTCGTGAAGATTTTTTAGCTAAAAACCCACAGTATGCACAAACTCTTAGAGCATTAGAAGCTGGGATACCAGCTGGTATGTTGACACCTAAAACAACTAAAGGACCATCATCTTATGAAGAATATATAAGAACAGACTCAACCCCGACTCCAGAAGAGTATGCTGCATTTTTATTAGAAAAAGAAAAATCAGGTGCAACACAAATAGATTTTGGTGAAAAAGGATTTGGATCGCTTGGACCTAAAAAATATGAAGAAAGACTAGACTTAGCATCATCAGCACAAGCATCAAATGTAAATTTAGATAACTTAGAAAATATTATTAATCAAGGATTGCAAACTGGTTTTGGTGCAGAATTAGGTTTAACTCTTAACAGAATAGGGCAAGCAATAGTCGGCCCTACCTATGAAGCTGGAAAAATTGCTGGAGCAGAATCTTTTGCGGCTGGTGCTAATCAAGTAATTCTCCCCTTAGTAAAAGATTTGGGTGTAAACCCAACAGACAAAGATTTAGATTTCGTTGTAAAAGGCTCGCCAGAATTATCAAAATCTGTTGAAGGAAATAAGTTAATGCTGAAAGCCTTAAAGCTAGCAAATGCTAGAAAGATAGACGCGCATAATTTTGACAATGTTTTTTATACAGATCCAAAAAACAAAGGAAAAACAGAGGTAGATAGAAATGTAGCATTTCAAATCCACATGGCTAATAATCCCCAAATATATAGTTCACAACCATTGGTTGAAGAGTATAACAATTTGCTTGAAAAAGAGGCTTTACAAAAATTACAATCTGGTGAAATAATTTCTGTTGATCAGGATGAGTTACCAGAGGGATTCTAATGAAACCTGGAGACATAATACAAACCAAGAAAGGGCCAGCTTTATATTTAGGCGGAGACACCAAAGATAAGAATAATTATAAGTTTGCTGTAACCTCTGGTCTTGGTGCAGCAGCTGGGCAGGGTTTAACTTTTAGATTCTTAGATGAAATTGTTGGTACTGCTAGGGGTATATTGCCTGGTGGTATTACACCACAACAAGGCAGAGAATTAGAAAGAAAATCATTTGAAAAAGTACAAAAAGAACAACCAGTAGCAGCATTAGCCGCAGAAGTTGGCGGAGCTGCTTTGCCTGCTTTCTTATCTTTTGGAGCTACAACTCCTATTTCTGCAACAGGTATAGGTGCTGCTTCGGCAAGAGCTGGTTTGGCTGGACTCGCGTATGGAGCTGGTGGTGCAGAAGGAGTGACGGAAAGAGTTGGTCCAGCATTGTCTACTGGATTAGTGTCTGGTTTTGGTGGTGGTGTCGCGCAATTAGTTGCAAGACCTGTAGCTAAAGTGGCAAAAGAAGTAAAGGCATCTTTCCAAAAACCTGAAAAAATGGGCAAACAAGCAGCACAAAAATTAGTCAAAGATGCCCTAGATTACGATAAAACAGATATAAATTCAGCAATACAATATATAACTGATAGAAGCGGAAAAAAGTACGCTTTAGCAGATATTGGACCAAATTCTAGAGCTTATTTAGACGCGGTTAATGTTTTACCTGGTAAAGCAAAAAAGGAAGCCCAAGATTTTTTAAAAGAAAGAAATAAGGGCATGTTGCCTAGAATTAAATCAGATTTACAAGAAGCATTTGGATCTAAAGCATCCTATTTTGATACATACAAAGCATTAGAATCTGCAAGGTCAGAAGGTGGTAAAGTGTTGTACAAAAAAGCTATGGATAAAAAAATACCCATTGATAACGAATTTGTAGAGTTATTAAAAAAACCAAGCGCAAGAAATGCTTTTAAAAAATCATATGAATTAGCAGGAGAAGCGGGTGTAAAACTTCCAAGAATTAATTTACAAAATGGCAAAATGTTTACAGAACAAGGATATGTTGTCAAAGCAATAGACACAAAACTCTTACACTGGATGAAACTAAGCCTTGATGATGCAATTTACAATGGAAGATCTCCATTAAGTGGAGTTGGTTCTACTCAATTAAATTTACAAAAAGCAACCAAAAATGATTTTTTAGATTATATGGATAAACACAATAAGACATATAAAAGAGCTAGGGATGAGTGGTCTGAAAAAACGGCTATTATGGACAAATTAGAGCTTGGTAAAAAATTTGATGCACCTAGTCAGAATGTTGATGAAATTGCTGAAGAAATAACAAAAATGTCAAAATCAGAATTAGAGGCATTTAGAAATGGTGTTCTTAACAACATAACTGAAAAAATGGAAAAATCTGTAGCTATAGGTGGAAGAGGTGCAAACATGGCCTTTAATGTAATTAAAACACCTAGAAGTAGAAATCTTTTAAGGATGACTTTTGAACCTGGCAAGTCTGGAGATGCTAAATTTAATAAATTTATAGATAATTTGACAGATGAAATCGATATTAAAGATACATCAAATTTAATTGTAGGCAACAGCGCAACAGCAGGCAGGCAAGAAGCTGTGTCTGCCGTGAAAAGTATAGTAGATCCAAGTGATTTTCAAAATTTAAGCCCTGTAGGAATGGTTTATAGCATGTTAAAAGCAGATAACCCACAATTGCAAGAAAGAGCAGCCTCGGCTGCCGCACAGGAATTAACTAGAATTTTAACAACAACAAATCCCGCCTCACTAAAAATGATTGCAAAAGAATTATCTGATAAAAAAACATTTAAAGGTATTTTAGCAAGTTATATACCAAAAAGTTTTGAAAATATTGTAAAAACACCAGTTAGTCCGCAAGTTATTGCATCACAAGCAAATGTTGTTGGAGGTGGTGATCTTGGATTAAAAACACCTAGCATGGAAGAACTGCTTGAAAGAATGAATAAATTAGAACAACCAACGCCACAATAACCGCATGGCTCGCCAATCAGAAAGAGTTGGCCGATCTGGAGAATACTTAGTAGCCTCGGTGCTTTCTACCCTTTCTGATACTGTTACTGTTATGCCACATGGTTCTAAAGCCGACATCGTCTTTGAGGTTGGCCAAACTCTTTACAAGTGCCAAGTCAAAACACAAAAGCAAATAGAGAAAGCTAGAAAGAGTTGGAGGTTTGATCTTAGATGTGGATCTCATTCTAAGGTTAGGTTTTATAATAAAGGTGATATAGATGTATATGCCTTAGTTGCATTAAACTGTCAGAAAGTGATGTTTTTCTTTCCAGATGGAAGGAAGCAAGTAACTGTTCAAGACAAAGATATCCAAGCGATTGACTCGCTAAAAAATGTAGAAAACCTATTTAAAGAGCTTCAATGTCAACAGACACAGTAGGATCTTTATAATGTGTAACAGAGTTCATACCTAAAGATATTAGATACTCAGCCACATCATGTGGTTCTTTCTGTTCCATTTTACAAAAATCTCTAAACTTTCTTGCAAGATGTTTGTTTACATAGATAGGTTTTCTTCCGTTTCTTTCTTTAAGAATTGGATCGTCAAACGCATCAAAATTCATAGTTACCTCTTAATCTAGAGAAACCTCTACTGAATATTTACCTATATCGTTACCATCAGCATCTACGCCATGGACCATCTGTAGTTCTAAATCTATAAAGTGTTTAGCTTTCATTAGATCAGTTACTCTATCTTTCTTATCACCTTTAGTTCTAGTTATATATTTAAGACAACTACCTAAGTTATAAGACAGGTTGTTAGCATAGATATAGTCAATGGGTTGTATTCTGGCTGACTTATAATGTGTACCAGCTACTTGGTTATTGGTTGCAAGCTTATCTATTGCTTGATCCCATTCCTTTTCATTTCCTATATTTGTATGTGCATATACAGTTTTATTCATAAAATTTCTCCACTTTTTTATTATTATACTACTTGTAAATTAGTAATATTGGTATATTATAAACAAAAATATAAATAAAAGGGAAATTTATGGAAATATCAGAAAAGAATTTTGACATATCAAATACCATAGAAGTTGACGAACTAGCAGAGAGATGGGGAGTCAGCAAGAAAACAATTGATAATAGAAGGTACAGAGGTCAAGGACCAAACTACTTTAAGATTGGTGGCAAGATTAAATACGATCTTGATGATGTGAAGAGAATGGAACAAGACTCTTACATTTCCGTCCATGGCACACGCTAAGTTAAGTCCATCAGCTGCAAAGATATGGATGGCATGTCCAGGTATGCCACAATTACTTGCGAGCATGGATGTAGAATACAAGGTAGGCATACCCGCTGCTACTGGTACATTGATTCACGAAATGGTAGAGACACTATTAAAAGGTAGACTTAATAATTTAACTATAGAAGAGTATTACCTAGGTACTACACATCATGTAGAAGATTTTGACATTACAGTAGATCAAGAAATGATTGACTGCGCTAATACTTATGTAGAGTACATAGATAAAAGAGTGCAAGAACTAGATATTAAAAGACCTTTGATTGAAGAAAAAGTATCGTTAGCAAATCTGCATGAACATGTATGGGGAACAGCAGATGCAATTTTAATTGGTAAAGATGTTATAGAAATAGTTGATTTAAAAACTGGAAGAATGGTGCATGAAGCGGATAGTCCGCAGATGCGTATCTATGCACTAGGAGCATTAGAAAGATATATAAACGATGATTGCGAAGTTTTAATGACTATTGTACAACCAAGAGGTTGGCATCAAGAAGGAACAATAAGAACATACTCCATATCAGCACTTAATTTGTTGCATTGGGGTGACACAGTTTTGAAGCCAGCAGCTGATGCTTGCTTTGAAGAAATACCCACATATAACTATAGTAAAGACGGATGCCGTTGGTGTAATGCTAAAGATGTATGTGATACATATAAACAAAACCAAAAGGGAGACTAAAATGGTTGAAGAAAATAAAACAGAAAATGTTGAAGATCCAACAATCAAATTTACTGAGGGTGGTAAGGAGCATAAAATCTCTGAATTACCAGATGAAGCAAAGCGATTGATGGCTAGATGGCAAGAGAAGAGACAGATTAGAGATGAGTTTACTGTTAAAGCACAAAACGATATTGATGATCTAAATACTTTACTTGCATCTTATGAGGCTCGTATGAAGCAGATTGTTGAGCCAGCAGATGAACCTAAGATAGAGGTGGCTGAGTGAGTCTAGCTAATATAAGACAGAAGGCAAAACTAAAACCACCAATCATGGTTATCTATGGACCTGGTGGAATTGGTAAGACAACCTTTGGCGCGACTATGAATAAACCAATCATAGTACAGGCTGAAGATGGTATCGGTAAGATTGAGTGTCCACATTTTCCAGTGGCTAAATCTTACAACGAGTTTCAAAGCAATCTTAAAGCATTGATTGATGATGAATCTGAATTTAAAACTGTAGTAGTAGATAGTTTAGATTGGTTAGAAACATTGATGCACGAACATGTCTGTGAAAAGAATGGTTGGCCAGATATATCTGCACCAGCCTACGGAAAAGGCTATAGCGCATGTATAGAGATATGGAAAGAGTACCTAGCTCTATTAAACCAATTAAGAGATAAAGGTTTTACTATCTTACAAATTGCACACAATGAAGTAAGAAGGTATGAAGATCCATCAAGCGAACCGCATGATAGACACCAAATTAAGTTGCACAGAAAAGCAGCTGACCTGGTAATAGAACACAGCGACGCGGTATTTTTTGCTAATTACAAGATAGGTACTATCCAAGTAAAAGGCAAAGGTGGTGGTATGACTACTAAACTAAAACAAGGTGATAGAACTATCTTTACACAAGAATCACCAGGATTCCAAGCTAAGAATAGGTTTGGTCTGGATAATGAGATGCCTTTTGATTGGAAAGAAATCAGGGAGCAGATGTTGAGATGAATGAGATATTGCTATTAGAGTACAACGAACATGATCCTGGTGAAGATCCACAGTATACAGATGGTTATTGTAACTACTGCGGTTCTAAAGAGGATGATTGCGTTGAATATAAATGTTGGATTTAAAAAAGGAGTAAATAATGGATCTAAGTAATTTTAATATTGATTCTGTCGGCGAAGGCAGAGGACAGATAGAGCCAGGCAGACATGTTCTGCATTGGCAAGGTGAGGAAGAAGCGTTAGTGGAAGGTAGAAACGGATGGCGCGGGTGCAAAATGTATTTTGAGGTTGGCGATTCTGGTATAAGAATTAACCATACCTTTACAGTTGGACATGACAATCCTAAGTATGTTGATAGTGGTGTTAAATCTATTTTACTTATGGCGCAAGCTATGGGTGTTAAAGAACCACCAAAAGATACATCTACTGCATTTATGGGTAAAAGTGTATCAGCTGAACTTGTAAAAGATGAGAACGGCTATCTTAAAATTAATGAGGACTGGGGTAAAACTTGGCAATCAACTGATGCAAAGCCAAAGGTTGTTAGTGAAAAGCCAATACAAGCTGGCCCATCAGAGGCAGACTTAGCAGCAGTAGGTTCTACTACTGATGATGACGCACCATTTTAATTTTGATGGTAACAAAAGGCCTGCTTTGTGCGCTTATTGTAAGCGTCCAGCAGGCCCGTTTTTAAAACAAGACGGAGAACATTGGCTTGGAGCGTGCTGTATGGATCATTTAAAAAAAATTGGTGAAGGTTTAAGACTACCAAACAAAGCACAATTAAATGATGATGGAGTTGAATACTCAATAGCACAAACCAAAGATTTATATTTAGATCTAACACTTAAAGAAGAAGATAAACCATTACATAAATGGGATAGGGAGAACAGAAAACGAGTCTTTGCTTCTATTGTTAGAGAATATCTAAACTGGGCGAACGTGCAAGCCGAGTTAGATGACCAGAGAGCTGCAAATGGATTTAACAAAGTACCTGAAAAAGGACGTACTCTATAACGACTTAGGTTTTAGTACAGGAAAGAGTACACAGGATTTAATACATGAGATGCAAGTACAAGGGTTGCTTGTAGACTTCTTAGAAATAACTGGCGAGATTATCAGAGTGCCAGTCAAAGCAATTAATAGTAAACCAGACACACGTGGACAGCGTAGTGGTTACTATGTGGTGAACCGGGTGGGTGAACATATGTTCTGTACTTATGGTAACTGGAAAACTGGTTTTGAAGGCAAATGGAGTTCTATAGATACCAATAGCCTAAGCGTGGTAGATAGGCAAGCACTACATAAACAAATGGAAGAGGCATCTGCTCAGGCGAAAGAGCAGAGGAAACTGAGACAAGATGAAGTTGCAATGGAGGCAAAAGAACGATTGAATATATGCCACGAGGCTACTGAACATGAATATCTCACGAATAAAAAAGTTAAAAGTTATGGGTTGAAGCAATTAAATGGAAACTTAATTGTTCCTGTGTATTCTACAACAGGTGAGCTTCGTTCTCTACAGTCTATTGATAAAAAAGGCAATAAAAGATTCAAATCTGCATCAGAAATCAAAGGCAATGTATTTTTAATTGGTACTAGCTTTGCAGAAATAAAAAATATAGAAAAATTAATATTAGTTGAAGGCTACTCAACTGCTGCTTCAGTTTATGAAGCTACCCAAATTCCTGTAGCTTGCGTATTTAGTGCCAATTTTATATTGGATGCAGCCTCTAAATTTCGCAAGTTAACAGGTGCTAGATTTATATTAGCACTTGATAATGATGACAATGGTGTTGGTGAAAAGAAGGCGCAAGAGTGCGCGAGTGCTGTAATCAATTGTGCGGTAAGACTACCGAGTGAGCGCGGTGATTATAATGATCTGTATCTCAAACATGGTTTAGACAAAGTCAAAGCTGAACTCATGGAGCATAAGTTAGGCATACAAAAGTATGCGATTCGTAATCTTGTTGGCAAGCCAGAGCCACAGAAGTTTTTAGTAGAGGGATTAATTCCAATTGGTAAGCCAGGCATTTTAGCAGCCGTAGGTGGCGTGGGTAAGTCGCTTAGTATTATTCAGCTAGCATTGTCTGTAGCGTGCGGAGGCAGGTGGTGGGGGAAAGATGTTAAGGAACATGGTAATGCTGTAATTTTTTGTGCTGAAGATGATTTAATGGAAATACATAGGCGTTTAGATCTGCTTGATCCCCAAGGCAGACGTTTTAACTCCTCGTTTGATGTCTATGTGTTTCCAGTCCCAGAGCAAAAAGAACCTATGATATTGATGCGAGAAGAA